TGCTTATGGTAAGACATATCTTGCACTTTCCATATTAGCAAAGCATTATTATCTTAAACCAGAAAGTCACAACATCGTATCTGCTTCTATATCAAAGCATGCGGACGAAGCATTCGGAAAGTTAAAACGTATGTTACTAGCTGTGGATAAAGCGCATCCAACATTAGCACTGGCACGATTAACAGATACAAAGTTCTTAGTTAAGTCCGGATACGAGATAAACGTAGACGGTGTCAAGAGAGAAGAAGGCCCCATGTCAATTGTACAACAAGTTATTTATGGAGATAATCCCGGTGTAACAAGGGGATGGCGACCTGATACACAGTTACTTGAAGAGTGTATGGCACCAGGTACTAAAGTACTGATGGGCAATAAGAAATACAAACTAATCGAAGACATTGTAGTTGGTGATGTAGTCATGACTGCTGAGTTTACTAAAAAGAAAGTAGGTAAAATAACCTCAGGCACGTCAGACATGTATATCGTATCTCAGAGTATAGGTAATTCATACATTGTCAACGGTAAGCATAAACTACATCTATCTTATTATGATGAATTCGGAGATGTAAATTTAGCAAATATTGCTGTAGAAGATTTTGTAAAACGAAATGACCAAGATTTCTTCTATGGAGTTCGAATAGATAAAAAGAAACCTACTATTAAAGTAGAGCATATTGGAGAAGGTGATTACTACGGATTTACAATAGCTAGCAATAATAACAAAGAGCATTTATTCATACTTTCTGACGGCACCGTGACACACAATTGTGGAGACTGGTCTTCGGGTAAAGGAGATTTAAAATCTTGTATGAGTGCGAGTGAGGGATCCTGGGCAATTGGATCTATTTACAAGTGTCGTGTATTCTTAATAGGTACAGGAGGTTCTGTATCTTCTGACCAGGCTAAAGATATCTTTACTAATCCAGATGCTAATAACTTATTGGCAGTGGATGACTTTCGTTTGAAACTAGGTAAGAAACACTGTGTATTCATTCCGGCTGATTACCTTTATGGAGGTATGTGGGAAAGAACCGGTGTAAACAATAATGAACTTTCCAGACAAGTACTTGATGCTAAGAGAGAACTGAAAAAAGTCGACGTGCAAATGCATGATAGATTTACACAAGAGTTCCCTTATACAGTAGAAGAAGTATTTAGAAAATCTGGAACTAACATATTCCATCAAAGGAATATCTCCAAACAATGGAGCGATATTCAATTTGGTGGAGAGAATATATTAAAACCAGAAGTAGGATTCCTGGAATGGCGCCGTACAGCTGAAGGTAAGATTGTAGGTGTCACGTGGTCTAAAAACCCAATAGGGAATATACAAATTGTAGAACATCCTTATCATGGTAAAGATGGTTTCATGGTATATAAAGACTTGTACGTAGCCGGAATAGACAGTATTGACCAAGGTGTATTAGATAGTACTACATCCAAGAATAGGTCATCTCTAGCTATGTTAGTGAAGAAGAGAATAGTAGATGGTGGATATTTCAACCAGACATCAAACCTATACGTAGCCAAGTACATAGGAAGAAGTCTTGATGTGCGCGACGATTACGAAGAAGCTCTGAAACTAACTATGTATTACTCCGCTATGGTTAACATAGAGTATACTAAGATAGGTATAGTTCAATATTACAGAGAGAGAAAGCAGTATCATCAGTTTATGAAGAGACCTATGATAGCCAGGTCAACAGCCGGAAGCGGAGATAATGAATATGTTAATAGACTTCGCGAACAAGCCCTTATAGGTACTAATACAGCACAACACGTGATAGATTATGGTGATGGTAAGATCAAAGAATACACTAGAGATTTTTGCCACAATCTATTTTATGTAGATCTATTAGAACAACTTAGAGACTATCAAAGAGAAGATAGGACAAAATATGACTTAGTAGTTGCCATGGCTCTATGCGAAATAGCCGACGAAGATTTATTAGGAATACCGGCAAGAACATCGGGCGTAGATACTAAAGACTTCCAAGAGTTTGGCTATTATACAGATGAGAAAGGAATTAAGAGAATGGGAGTTATACCTGGCGCTAAAAAGAATATAAACGAGTCATTTAAGGAATCTAAAACTAACGGATTCAGATGGATCGATATGAAAGGTCAACCTAGATTCGACGATAACTTTGATGTTCTTGATGCTAGGGATTTAAAAAGTACTGAAAATTAACTTAGTTTAATTATTTTTTACTATAATATCTTTGAAACATATAATAATGAATTCAAAATACTATGAAAAATGAATGAAACAATACATGTAGTTATGGCTATCAAACAATACGAAGAGATACTTAACTATCTATCTACAACACAGATATACGGTAATGTAGCTAAACTTATTGCTGAGACAGTCAACGACGTAAACGCAAATTTACAATCTCTTGAAGTATTGCCAATCAGCAGACCTATGTCAGCAACACCGGTAGCTAACCAAAGTCCTGAATTGAAAGTAGTTAAAAACGCAGATATTATTGAATAAATGATAAATATCGATAATGCTATTCCAATTAGGGATTTAGTAATCGTGAAAATGTTATCTCTAGAAGCAGCAATAGATGACTTAATTGTACCGACTCATTCGGACGAAACAGATATTGCAGTAAGATACGGAGAAGTTATTCATGTTGGACCAAATGTACAATCTGAAGAACATTGTCCTGGATTAACTAAAGGAGATACAGTATTATTCACAGAATATGCAGGTTACTATATCAGTAGTAAAGATACAGAAAATCTTTACAAAGTAATGCGCGGATACGATATAATCGGAAAAACAATGAAAGAAGATAATATCTTAGACAAGAACTCAACCATACCAACAGGTAATAGAGTTTTAGTAGAACTAATTGATTTTACAAACCAAGAAGACGGTGTTATTTATAATGCCAGAGATCCAAAACTAGCAGATCTATCTTATGGTAAAATAGTGAAAATCAACGAGTCTATAAATAAACTAAAATTAACTATAGGTCAGATGGTTGCTTTCGCACCTTACGTAGGTACATTTGTACAAAACTACGAATCAAGTGAAAAGAAAGCTTTAAAAATAATAGTCGAAGACGACATATTATTCACAGTATAATTTTAAAAAAATAAAGAACCGGGCCCGACACTAATCATGTTGGGCTTTTCTTTTATCACATATCATAAAAACATGAAATAGAATATGGGCGCACCAGGAATGTCACAATACCCTCAGATATATTATGAGGATATGTATATTTCAGAAAAAGATAAATCTGAAATTAAGTACCTTAAAGGAAATATAGACCATTGGGTAGCATCTTTAGTTCAACCTAAAGAACATCTAAGAACACTTAGAGATTACTACAACGGAGTAAGGGACGACAAGCAATTTTCATATCTTACCGAAAACTTTGGAATAGGAACTCCTTCCTCTCTTAAGTTTACAAATATTATTAAACCTCGTATAGATTCAATTGTATCTCAATTAGAATCAGATGCATACACATACACAGCCTCGTGTGTGGATAATAAATCAGTTGATTTAATTCAAGAAGAAAAGAAAGGTAAGAAACTGAAAGAGATTGAACAAGCAATGGCTTTGTTCACAATGAATATGAAATCAGCATTGGCTAAAAACCAAGAACCTATACCATATTCAGAATTACAAAATAATCTTAATAAAATAAAAGATAAATATAAATCCAATTTTGTATCGGATTTTGAAATAGCAGCACAACAAGTTTGTACATATTTCGAAAAAAGTAATGATATGGAATTACGATTGAAGTTGTCTATACTGGTGCATGACCTGGCAGTACTGGGAGAATGTTATTACAGAGTATATTTTGACAGAGAAGGTTCTGACCCAATATTTGAAGTAATAAAACCTGAAAATTTATTCCATAATAAAAATACTAACAATCCATTTTTAGATGGTACTGATGCTATTGTGCACAGAGAGTACATGACGCATAAACAAGTGGCTGCTAAGTATGGGAAATACATGACACCAGATCAAATGAAGTCTTTATTTGGTGGTACATATATGAGTAGAACTGCTAGAAATTTAAATTCTGGTTTAGACTTAGCAATGTACTACGGTGAAAACGATCCTATGCTGGGTCAAAAACACTTTAACTCTGCGTATACTGTTGAAGTCATGCACATTGAATGGATGGCTACAAATGAAGTAGAGTTGGATGAAGCCGAAATTGATAGATTACAGTTACTTAATTCTGGATTTAATTATAAAGTGGGAGACACTACCAGAAGAATGGATCGATATGAAGGAATTCGTATTGGTGGTTCTGTATATTTAAACTGTGGTAAAAGCGAGCAAGTACCAAGATCATCTAATGATCCTTACTCATGCGGATTTTCATATGGTGGATTATTAAACAATGACCGTAGCGGAAGACCTTACTCAATAGTAGCAGCTCTTAAAGATCTCCAAGATATTTATGACCTAACTATGTTCCACAGAGATAATCTTATAGCTAACTCAGGTGTAAAAGGTGATAGAATAAATATTGCTGGAATACCAAGAGTACTAGGTGATGACTTCATGACTAGGTTATTCAAATTCATAGCATTAAAGAAAAATGGTATAGAGTTAATAGACCCGACAGAACAGGGTGCACAATTATTCAATCACTATGGAAGTTTTGATAATACTGTAGATGGAAATTCTCTTGCTGCTATTAACGGAATAATTGCACAAATTGAACATCAAGCAGATACAATAGCGGGTACAACCCCACAAATGTTAGGTAATATATCCGAAAGAGATGCAGTATCCAATGTAAAGACTGGTATCAAACAATCTCTTATGATTAATCAACCTATGTTTGAATTGTTTAGAGGAAATCAAAACAGAATAATGAAAAGTCTAGTTGATTGTGCACAGATGTCCTATAAGAAAGGAAAGAAAATATCTTACATAGCTGGTGGAGAGTCTTATACATTTAACGTGCTACCAGAAAAATTTAGATATGTAGACTACGCTATATCAATTAATTACGCATCAAAGGATACTGCTAAAGTAGAGCAACTTAAATTAATAGCTAAAGAACTGATATCAGCTGGAGCAGTTGACCCAGATATAATGATACGTGCAATCATGTCAGACTCAGTAACAGAAATATCACAAATGATTTCTAAAAATTGGGCTGAGAAAAAAGCAGAACAAGATCAACTTGGTAAAATGTCAAGCCAATTAGAACAGTACGACAAGCAAGTAAAAGAACTTACAGGTCAATTAAGTAATATCACACAACAACTGGAAGCATCCAAAACTGCTAACAATGCAGCCAAACTTAAAGAGGTAGAGTATAGACACGAGGAAGCTAAAAAGAAATTAAGCATCGATGAAGAAGTAATGCTTAATAATAAAGATTTCAATGATGCTAGTTTAGATCTAAAAAAAGAAGTGGTACAACTAGAGAGAGAGCAATTGTATCTTGGTGTAGGTAATCAAAAAGAAGTTAAAAATTTTTAAAAAATGGTGAAAGAAGTAGAATTTTCAAATGAGTTTGAAGTATTAGGAGAGTATCAACCATACTCTAATGCTCCAGATCAACCTTTATTTGATGGATATATTGAAGATGAGGGAAAGACTTTAAAAATAGTTGTTCATTCACCATTGTCATTTCCTTCAGAATATAAAAGGAAATTATTTTTATACTTTGGTAATGTCGATTTTGGAAGTAGATTAATTGACTATTTAAAAATAGGAGAAACTACTTTAGACTACAGACACGACGGATACGATGTAACAAATAAAGAATACTCTTTCGATCTTAGTAGAGTTTTAATAATACCTAGAAAGATCTACAGTACCGGTGGAACATCTGAGATAACAATTGAGATGTATACGTACGAAGCCAACTTCAATACAGATTACGGAAGTAAAACATTATCAGTACCTTACTCAATAAATAATGATGTAAAGTATGAATATGATAAATCTACTGACGGAATATATAGACTAGTGTTAATAGATTTTAAACCTTGGATTCCTGACGAATTATATGGTATTGGGGATATCGTTGAGATAAATGACATATTATACATGTCTAATATTAATGACAACAATACCACCACAGATACATCTAACTGGGAGCTACCTACTGATGAAGATATACTCAATTATAGTAGAGGAACCACGAAATCTGTTCCTGATAGATCATTTGTTACAGACATGATGATAAGTAGATATGCTAAGTATAAGATAATTAGAGACTCTTTAATCTCGGCATCTTTCAAAGAATACGATGATAAAGATTCATACGAACTAGCATTGCTATTACAGAATCTCAGAGAACGTGCTAAGTATAAATTAATCAGTCATAAAGCTGTAGATGCTGCATATGCTTTACAGACATTAAAAATTGCATCATCTCCACAAACAGACACAACTAAGATACATTCATATAATATTAAATATACAACATAATGGCAGCAACACCTACACCAACACCTACCGTACAAAATGTATATTTAAATGGCGTCGATATAAAAGTTGAACCTTTTGATTTAAATTATACAGGAAAAACACATAAATTAGATTTATTATACTATAATAATGTCAATAGATATGGAGAGATATTAACATCGTTAGTATATAATTCCGGAATAAGAACTATTAGTGACACAACATTGATTGTATATAATCCAAATAAACTATTTTTAAATACAGATTTTGAAAAAAGTTATAGTTTAATTGGTACTAGCAATATATGGAAAAATGTTAGTTTACTGACAGATGGATTAACAAATCTACGTGATAATAGTGCCAATTCAATTCATACATATCCGACATTTAATATATCAACAGATTATGCTGTAGAATATTGTAACGGAGAATATGCTTATGATGGTTGGTACACATTGTATTCGGTAGCATTAGATACCATATCAAATGGTAAACCAATAGGAACATTAGCGCATAATTCAGGAGACCCTATGTATTGTTCTGATATCGATACGTGGACTGATTTAAATTCAATAGATACAACAATTGACATCTATAACTTCATTAGAGGCGGTTTAAGGACCGAAGAACGTCTTTCCTATGACTTTGTATCAACAGTGAAAATAAACTCCTTAAACAAGCGATTATTAGATAATAAAATAGAAAAGGACTGGTTTAAACAGTTAAATATATTATCTCCTAAACTAAGAACATTAGAAACAGCTATTGAGCTCGGAAATTATGATAAAGCACAACACATAATCAATGCTGTAAACAACTCATTACTATCATTACTAATCTAGACTATGTCAAAATATACAATACCAGTCGATCAGTTTATATTGAATAAACTACAACCAGAAATAGATTACCTTA